GTGACGGCTATTTCTGTCTTGCTTTTACAGCAAGCGTCTGTGAAGACGGAGATGTGCACATTGAGCGCTGCCGAGTAGTTTATCAAGAGCTAATGGAAGGCGAAATGGCGATTCATGAGTTTGAACAGTTCCTGGTGGAATGCATCATCAAAAGGTGTCGTTACGTTGGTTCTTCACGAGAAGCAGCTAGCCCTATGGACAAGGCTTTGGCTGCGCATAGGTCGCCTGATGTAGTCAGAGCGATCGATGCTGCTACATCAGCAGTGGTCATGAGCCAACTACCTGAGATGAATATCATCTGCCCTTATGCTATACCAGCAGTTAATCAAGTGGCAGCTAATGATTTGGCAATTCCTTGGTCAGTTAGGAACGCAGTGCCGCACAGGCACCCTATTCATGCAGCTATTAGGAGACAGCAATTCCATGAGGTCTATCCGAAAATGATCAAATCTGATGTGACGTTTGTCAGCGCTGGGGCGGCTAACATGGACTTATTCCGCAATGCCTGGGCAGGCAGTGGAGTGAGACATAGTGTACACGTCGTGAATCCTATAGTGGATCTGAAAGACATCGGCCGTTATGCTGGAACTGAAACTGTTCCCAATGACGTGTTTAGTTTACCCAATGATATTCAGACTGCCACTGTGGTTTTCAGTGACTCCGGTATGTGGTGTAGCCCCGAGTGGCTGGGTGCCTTCTTTGCAAACAATAGAGCGGTGCAGGAGGTTCTGATTTCGCATGTATTTCCGTTGGTGTCTTTGAGCAGTGTTGCGTCCCCGCAACCGGCTCTATACACTTATTCAAAGCCTGACAAAAACACCCTCATTTATGTGGCCGAAGGCGATACCGGTGGTAGTTACGAGCAACCTGCGAACGCAGGGATTTTGTTGGCTCGAGAAATCACCGGTCTCAGATCCGGTTTCACGATTCGAGGGGGAGTAGTGCACTCAGTGTTGAATTCTCACATTCAAGTTTGGTCTAGGTACAACTTGGAAGTTCCACATTACATCCCGATACACATGCCTGACATGATGCATGTTCCGAGAGTTTTTGTAGATCAACCAAAAGACCTTTGCTTGATTCCTAGGAATTTGTTCTGGGCTGTAGTGACTTATGGTAAGGCAATGGGCAAGAAGACCGTGGACAAGGAGATGCTAGTAGGAAAGATCAGGATGATGAATCTCAATGAAAATGACATACCAGTTGGTGATTTGGATTGGATTGTCGCAGTCATGAATGCTTGTATCAAGTGGGAGATAAGTTCTGAAGACCTCACCCGCGATTATAAGACGTTCATGGGCATGCTAGACTACAAAATTCGAAAACGCTTCTTGGGCAAGTGGCGCAAGTGGACTGGGGCGACTGGGCGAGTTGAGCGAATGAGGAAGATAGTCTCGGGAGATAGAAGAGTGGTAACTATCCCAACCATAGTCATGAAATTGGATGGTTTTGGCGGCGAGTACGGTGTATCATGGCACATAGATCCAGACTCTAAGGCTTCCTTTTGGCAAGCTTGTCGGCGGTTCTTCGCGGACACGTTTGACTGTGGAATGGACCGAGTCGATCAAGTGGTCACTTTGGGCAAGGATGGAGTTTTAAGAGCCAATAACGCTATATTCTACAACAGAAGGAACATGCGATGGCTTAAACCATCCGAGATCAAGGACACCCAGCGCAGAGCTTTCCGGCAAGCCTGGGAACCCAATTTGTTGCCACCTTTGAAACCGAAGCCTGGAACGCAAAGAGCACCTGATGTTCTGTCCATAACTAGTACTGAGACAGATTCTGATGCAACTTTGGTAGGTTCAGGCATTGACGACTGGAAAAAGGAGAAGAAGTTCGATGGTGCTGAGTGGGAGGACGATTGTCTGCCGCATGGTATAGATGAGGTGATCCAATGTTGTCCCTATGGTCCAATCAAACAAGCGCATGAAAACACATTGTTGTATTTCAGGCTTTGTGATCGCAGGCACGCCGCGGAGTGTGAGGTGGTTGAACCTCCACCTGGTGATAGCAAGACGCACAAACGGAAAACCTATTCGACTTTGCGTATGGAAGTCAATAGACAACAAGAGCGACTGGACGCTTCACCAAGGTCTTTGTACAAGCAAAGAAGTAGAGAGTTCTCATCCTCTACTAGTACTCTGACTTCAGTAGATTCCAGTGTTTCCAGCTCTCATTCGGAGGACGTCAAAGTTCCGCCAGATAAACCGAAGAAAGTGAAAGATCCAGATAAATTGGTGCAGAAAACTATAGATACCCAATTGCGGAGGATGATTGAGCTTTCGGAGGCGATTGATGCGCACCAAAATAGTCCAGCTTTGCCGAGGCGACGGTGTGAGGGTATTCCGTTCAAGATGCCGAAGACCACCACTTGGGATGAGCGAGAGGCAGACTTCATCAAGTTGATGTCAAAAGGGCCTTGGCCAGCGTTGGGAGGAGCGATTCGTACGTTAGCAGGACCCCAGTTATGGGATAGTCTCTACCCTAAAACCACAGGGGTGAGGATTGATAAGGCTCCGTTCAAGCCTATGATTTATCCTAAGAGGTCATACCCTAAGCAGGACTGCTTGGTGGTTGCATTGGCTACGGTTTCTAGATTACCTACAGAGACCGTTTTCCTTGCGATGTTGCGAGCATTCCCGCACGACTGTTTGAAGACTGACGATCTGACTACTGATTGCATTACACCCTTTGCTTTGGCGAATAACCTGCAAATTAAGGTATTCTCCAAGCCGACAAAATCGAAAGCGGCATTCCTCATGACTGTTCATGGAGTTAGAGGAAATGCTAGCCTTAGCATTGAGTATTCGGATCATCATTTCACAGCTCTAGAGCAAAAGTTGCCTTTGACAATTCGGGAATTAGGACCCATTCCTGAAGTTAGTCGGGAAGCGAAGTGGCTGATCGGCAAATTGCGAGAAAATCCCATGATCACTTGGATCAACATTCAGCCTTCAGCTGAAATTGGTAGGATGGCGGTTCGTTGTATGATCCAAGGAGAGTTGGACTTGATAGGGAGTAACCATCTCAATCACTCGATCTTGAAGGGTTGGGAGGAATCATTGAAAAACATGAAGTTACCAAATCTTGATCTTGGTTTGATATGCGGTGACCCAGGATGTGGGAAGACTTCTGGCATTATGGAGAGTTTGCGAGATTACCGAGCTCATTCCGGGCGAGCGTTCAGCATTGCTTTAGGGAAAAATGGTCTACGTGAGATGTGGGCCACAAAATTGGGGGTCAAGGATAAGAAAGGACCCCTTCGTCAATCATCACCGAACTATATGTGCACAACCACCAGCAAAGCAATGGCTGAAGGTCATTGGGGCTGGGTGATGGCTAGTGATGAAGCGATGTATTTCCCAGGTTGGCATGCTTTGAAAGCGGCGATGTTTCCTCATGTTAAAACTCATTTGTTCCTATTCGATCCTCATCAATGTACGTGGCACAATCCGAAGGAGTGTACTCTGAACAACGCGAACATTCCTAAAGAGGAGGCTATGTATGGGGCTAGATGCAAAACTTTCATCACCGGGTCATTGCGGTTTGATGAAGGAGTTGGAAATTTCTTCAATTTACCAGTGTTCAAGAAGCTGGGTGGAGGTTTCCATTATACTACGAAACGAGTCGAAACTGAGGCTGATATGCGCATTTTCTTCCCGAACAAGTCGGAGGAATGGATTGCTCATGCTTGGGAGAACAAAGTATTGGCTGTCGCGAGCGATGTGCGGAAGCGAGTGAAGCTGTCGGTGGAACAGCAAGACGCTGACACTTTTGTGGGCACTCAAGGTTACGATGAGGATGTGTGTATCGTGGAGTTGACAGATGAGGCTATGAGAGTAGATGCGAGAACATTGTACGTGTTAGGCACGCGAGCCCCGCACATCATCTGGTGCTGCCTGTTCAATCAAACGTATGAATCCACACTTGCCGTGGCAGACAACATAGTTCTTAAAGAGATCATGCACTATGCACCTTATTACATTCCTGGCGAACCAGTAAGGATAGTAAAGGAGCACAGTGTGAACATCAAAAGTCTCTTGAAGATACTGCCATCTGATACTAGGTATGTGTTGGCGGCAAAACCAGAATATTGCGTGAATCGCAAGTTCGTAGAGGCAGAGTACCCAGAGAGTCTATGGACGGATTTCCTACCTAGGGATATTGTTCAACGTGGAGGACACACAATGTTAAGTAGAGATGATCCCGCGTATCAAGATCCTAAGGCGAATTTGTTCTTACCTCACATGACGCTTGTTCCAGCTGTTCATGTTCCAGAAGTGGAGATTCCTGACCCGAGTATTCCTATGCCCCGGTTGGCGACCACTGTGCCACCGGAAAATCCTGAGGTTTTGAATGAGCATCTGTTGAGTCAAAGAAAAGAACGTTTCACAGTTGAGTTGGAGAGCCGCGGAGAGTATACCGATCAAAAACCCGATCTGTACATACCTAGATACGATGCAGGGATTATTGTTGGCAAGTTGAAAGCTGAGTTACGTAAAGATGCCGTGGCACGTTATCCGGCTACCGCTTTCAATGCAAGAAAGAAAGCCACTATGGAAGCAACTAGGAAATTGCAGTCCATGCTGAAAGGAAAGGGCAAAGACAATCCGACCCTATTCCTGCCTAAGTGGCTTAACTTGGCCAATCATCACAGAACAAAGGATGCTCCTTTGTACCGTACGGGTATGGACCAGAGAATTAGGAAGCAGACCCATGCAGAAAACTATGTAGAATATGCAAATCAGTTGGAGTTTGGAGATGAGTGTTTCCGAGCCTTGAAGAGGTACATGAATTGGTCAGACAATCCTATTGGACTGGATCAATCCCTTTTCGAGCAGAGTGTACAGCTATTTGACGAAAGTCGAGCAGAGAGGTCTCAGGCGTTGAAACTGTCGTCCTTGAACAGGGCTGACACTGATTTCCGACCTACAGTGGTCATAAAGCAACAAGACAAATTAAAAGTTGCCGGAAAAGCGCCGCAGACTATTCAAATTCGAGGCGACAAAGAGCTTTTCGCGTTAGGACCGTGGGGTCGTTACTTGGCCTCACAGATCGTTCGTCATTGCCCAAAGCATGTGTTCATCAACATGAAAAAGACTTATCAAGAAATGTCAGATTGGGTGATGTTGAATGATCCGGGTGGGTTCTATTACGCAAGTGACGGTACGGCGTATGAGCAAAGCGTCCAAGGATGGGGCGTTCGTGTCACAGAAAGCTTATTACATTACTTCGGAGCCCCTCAAGAGGTGGTAGAGTTGTATCAGAAAAGCAAACTAGAGAACACTGTCAATGGAAAAGAGATTGGCACCTCTACTATGTCTGGAGAGATTTTCACTTTCTTGACCAATACCATGACAAGGATAGCGCGCAAAGCATTCCAGTTGAATCTAAGTTCCAAAGATCCAGGAATGTGGGGAGGAGACGACTTGCTATTGTTCAGCAAGCCTCCTGAAAATCCGCAATTCGCTTTGTTCGCGGAATACGACACCTTGGAAGAGAAAGATGAGTTTAGTACCGACCATGGAACTTTTTGTTCCTATTTGATCAAAAGAGCAGTGATCAAAGATCCTTTAATCTTGTACACCAACTTCATGAAAATGGTGGAGATGGGCAAGGTTGAAGAGGCAGTGGTTGGTTACGCTCCAGGTTTCGCTACTGTTTACAATACAAGAGAAGTTTTGTACAGCATCTTAAACGAAGAGCAAATGATGGCGCATTCAGTCCTAACGAGGATCTATTTCAATTTGCGCAAGTTCATGCGCACCAACGTCG